ACGAGCAGGGGCCTCTGATGGCTCGGGGCCGGTTTGCCGGTGGCGATGGCAAGACCGAGACGCGGATGCTGTTGGGGGGTCATCTGTATTTCATCGACGCGGTGAAATCCGGGACCGTGGAGCTGATTGTCATCCCGGTGGGGGCCACGGAGGCAGAGCAGATCCAGCGGCAGCTGGTGGAGGTGCAGGCAGGGCCAAGGCCACCACCACAGCCAGACACAGACACAGACACAGAGCCAGAGCCGGATGGGATTCCGGTGGACGATACTGGCGGCTTCCGGGTATTGCTTTTGCTCGATGAAACGGCAGACCCGGACACACTGACAGCGGTGGACAGCCTGCAGACGGTCAAGTGGCTGGACGACAACACAGACGACTGGCGGCGGTGGGACAGGTCCACAGCAGAGACTGATGGAGAACTGGACAAGGAGGAGCCGGTCTGGAGACGGATCTGGCAAGCGGCGAGGCCAGCACTCCCAGAGGGTCCGCAGCTGCTGATCATTCAGGGCAAGACGATCACGGTCAGGCCATTGACGAGCCAGGTGGTTCAGGAGTTGGAGGTGTCACGATGACCAGCAGCCGAGTAACCCCATATGAGCACATCCTGGACGATGAGACAGCCACGCCGGTGGATGGATGGGGCGGTCTGGATCTGTCCGAGCGACTTCCAGACGCTGACGGGTTTGCATACGGGCAGTTTGCCGGGCGATTCTCCGAGGATCTGTACATCCCGGAGACAGACTGGCAGGGCATGATTGAGGAGCGAGAGCAGCAGCAGAGCCAGCTCAGCGACTTGATCCGACATAAGCAACTGGCACCACTCAACCAAGGCAGCACGAACTACTGCTGGGCAAACGCCCCGGTTCACTGCCTAGAGCTGGTCAGGATGAAGCAAAACCAGCCACTGGTGCGGCTGTCTCCTGCATCGGTGGCGGCACCAATTAAGCGGTTCGCCAATCGTGGCGGGTGGGGGCGTGATGCGATCCGATGGCTGGCAGACCGGGGAGCGGTTCCGGTGGGCAGCTGGCCGGCGAACAGCAGGGAGCAGAAATACTACAACGACAGCAACCGGGAGCTGGCGAAGAATTACATGGTTCGCGAGTGGGTCGAATGTCAGCCCAGAAACCTGTCCCAGATGGTGAGTCTCCTGTTGCGAGGTGTCCCACTGGCTGCGGGCTATAACTGGTGGGGCCATGAGGTCACACTAACCGAGGCCATCTGGCTGGATGGTGAAGTGGCCATCCGGTTCCGCAACAGCTGGGGCAACTGGGGAGACTATGGATTCGGCATCGTTCGCGGGTCGAAGATGCTGGCGGATGACCTCGTGGGGCCTTACTCGGGAAGTATGACATGATCTGGAAAGTTTGGGCACTCGTGACAGCCATCACGCTGACGCAGCTGGCAACCGACGAATTCACCGTGATTGTGTTGGAGCAACCGAAAGCGGCGAAGGCTGAGCCAGAATGGCGGCTTGTGATGTTCACAGCGGACTGGTGTGCTCCCTGCAAAGCATGGAAGCGGGACCACTTGCCGAAGGTCCGGAAGGAGATCCCAGTGGAGCTGGTGGACATCGACAAAGCCCCAGAGGCACGGCGGGCCAGAGTGATCGAGGGCCAGCGAGTGGAGGCCATCAGCCGGGTTCCCACATTCTGGCTGGTCAAGAAGGGTCAGAAAAAGCCAACTCGCGTCTGGGTTGGTGGCCGGACATTGCAGCAGGTCCAGCAGGTGGTGGACAGTCTGGAGGACTGAATGCCAACAAAAGCAGATTTCACAGCCGAAGCCTACGAAGCCCACAAAGCGAGGGCGAAAGCGCGTAGTGCAGCACAGGCGGCAGCCGGGCGAGAGATCGGGGAAATCCCCAGCGTGGCTGATCCCGAGCTGCGGCAGCAGTGCGAAGACGATCTGCGGACATTCCTGGAGGAATGCTTCCCGCAGGCGTTCCGGCTCGGCTGGTCTGACGACCATCTGACGCTGATCGCAGAGCTGGAAAAGGTGATCACAACCGGGGGCTTCCGAGCGGTCGGGATGCCACGCGGGACTGGCAAGTCCACGATAATCATGCGGGCCATGATCTGGGCCATTTGCACGCGGCGGCATCCATTCGCGATGATTGCAGCGGCAAACGCTGGCAAGGCGGAAAAGCTGCTACGGGACATCGTGGTGGAGGTGAGCCACAACCAGATTCTTTTCGAATTGTTCCCCGAGGTTTGCTATCCGTTTCGCAAGCTGGAAGGAGTCAGCAACCGGGCACGGGGCCAGCTGTACAACGGCGTCACCACCAATATCATGACGAGCGCGAAAACCATCTGTTTCGCGACTCTGGACGGTTATCCGGGGACTGGTGCCATTGTTTCAGCTGCGGGGCTAATGGAGGCGGTCCGTGGTGCTCTGCACACATTGCCAGACGGGCGGGTGATTCGTCCGTCCATGCTGCTCTGTGACGACTTCCAGACGCGGGAGTCTGCCATGTCCCCCATGCAATGCTACAGCAGAACGGAGGTGATCCAGAATGATCTGGTGGGCATGGCTGGCCCAGACTCGACGTTCTGCGCGCTGGTGACTTGCACCGTGATCCGGGCAGATGATGCGGCTGACAGGCTGCTGAACACGGAGATCCATCCGGACTGGTGCGGCATCCGCAGAAGTTTCCTCTACAGTCTGCCAGATGATAACGCCATGAGGCATTGGGCCGAGTACGCAGAGCTGCGGGCGAACAGCCTCCGGGCACATGGTGACATCCGGGAGGCCACGGCGTACTACGAGCAAAACCGGGCCGCGATGGACAGCGGAGCCAAGGCTGGCTGGGAGGCCAGATTTTCCGCAGACCGTGGCGAGGTCTCAGCCATCCAGCATGCCATGGAGTGGTACTATCGAAGCCGCACAGGATTCTGGTCAGAGCTGCAGAACGAGCCACAGCAAGATCACAACGAAAGCCGGGCATGGCTCAACGCTCAGGATCTGGCAGACGGGCGAAACGTAAAGATCAAGCGGGGATTGATTCCCCGAGATTATCACAAGCTTGTCTGTTCAATCGACGTTCAGCAGAGTCTGCTCTACTACTCGGTCATGGCCTTGAAGGATGACGGGTCTGGGCACCTCGTGCGTTATGGGACGTGGCCGGAGCAGGAGGAAAGCTATTTCACCCTGCGCGAGGCGAGAAAGAAGCTCCGCAACAAGTACCGCAACCGATCCGACATGGCAGCACTCAGCGAGGGCATTACCGACCTGGCGGACTGGTTATTCAGCCGGGAGTGGCTGACCGAGGACGGCGGCAGCGTGCCGATGGAAGCGGTGGGATGTGACGCACGCTGGAAGGGTGAGATCGTCAAGCAGGCTCTGGCACGGTCTGACCACGCTAATCGGCTTTACGCCTATCTGGGGCACTCGTACCGGGCAGCGGATAAACCGATCAGCGAGCGCAAGTACGACCATGGGAGCAGGGTCGGGCTGGGATGGGTGATCAAGAAACGCAAGAGCAAGTCCGATGTAAAATCGGTGACGGTGGACGTCAATTTCTGGAAGACTGCACTACAGGACCAGCTGGCGGCACGAGTGGGCAGTCCGGGGGCTGTCACGATGTATGACGGGAAACATCGTATGCTGGCCGAGCACATCACCAGCGAATTCGGCACACCCACAGAGGGCAGGGGCCGGACGGTGATCGAGTGGCGGTTGAAACCCGGACATGACAACCACTGGCTGGACACCACGGTGGGCTGTCTGGTCTTGGGTTCGGTTTGTGGGTGCAATGTTCCAGAGTATTCGGACGCGGTGGAGCGAAAGCGAAAGCGAAGGGTTCGCAGAAAAACGGAGGTCAGGACATAATGGCAAAGAAAACAGCAGGGCGGCCAGTCGGCAGCAAGACGAAGGACAGGCCCGTGGCAGATGAGCAGGTGGCCCAGTGTCCACACTGCGGCAGTCGCAACCGGGGCCAGTTCAAAAGCCTGCAAACGGTCAACGGCAGCGGATCGGCGAATGGCCGAGATTATGAGGGCGTGGAGCTGCGGAACTGCTCCTGCAACGACTGCGGCGGGGCCATGATCGTCCGGCGGTATCTTTGGGTCTGACCTGAAAAACGGGTTCCCCATTAAGGCACTGGTAGACCGGGTCAGCATCCTCCACGATGCTGACCATGAGCGAAACCAGGCGACAAAAGATCGACCGGCTCCGAGCACTGCTGGAGTCTGGCGTATCCTCTGACAGCACGGACGGGGCTTCCACCACGTTTGATCTGGCCAGTGTTCGGAAAGAGCTGGCCAGACTCGAGCGCGAAGCAGGAATCCGCAAGCGGCGGTCGCGTGTCATCACTCCCAACATGACGAGGAGGTGACACGATGAGTCTCCAGCAGTCCGACACATACCAAGCGCTCAACCCAAAGCATCGCAGACGCTCCACGCGGCTCCGGCCCCGGTCCGAGAATTTCCTGCTGACTGACAACAGACGCAAGGCCCTGCAGGCCAATGCTCTCGATGTCCATAGAAATATGGGCCTGTTGGCGTGGGCAATTCGCCGGACGCTGGACTACTGCTGTCTATTCGATTTCCAGCCACGGACCGATGACAGGGGGCTGAACGTCGCACTCCGGGAACTGATGGAGCGAGACACGCAGGCCGAGGCCATCGACTACTATGGCCGGATGGACTGGGACGACATGCGGCGGATTGCACAGGCCCAGCAACTGCTGGCCGGTGATGCGTTTTTCGTCCGTGTGAATGGGTCTCTCCAGATGGTGGAGGGGGCATTCTGCCAGAATCCAACAGGCCGCAGAGATCAGGGTCAGTGGGTCGGTGGTGCCAAGCTGGTGGGCGGTCGGGTCAGGGCGTGGAATTTCGCCGAAGAAGATCCACGAACCGGACAGGCTCAGGACCGGATCATCAAGGCGGGATCTGTCTGGCAATACTGCCAGCACGAAGCGCGGCCGAATCAGATCAGGCCAGTGGCTCCGATTGTGGCAGCCCTCAATGAGTTCCGGGATCTGGACGAGACATTCGACCACATGCGGGCGAAGGTCAAGCTTGACCAGCTTTTCGGGATCGCATTCGCGAGGAAGGAAGACGCTGAAGCCTTCGACGAAGACGACGACGAAGCAAGCCTACAGGACGGAGCCACCCGTGTTGTAGACTTCGGTGATTCTCCTGCGGTTGTCGACTTAGACGAAGGCGAGTCAGTCCAGACGATCCAGAGCCAGACACCGGCAACCAGCACGCAGGAATTCCTCCAGCTTTGCACGCAGATTGCCCTGAAGTCTTTGGACCTGTCCTACTCGATGTTCTCTGAGAATTTCACGAACTACAGCGGGAGCAGAATGGCGTGGATCGGCTTTGAGCGGGCCTGCCACACCAGACGCAAAACGCAGCGAATCCTCCACGATAAGATGGCACGCTGGCGGCTTTATCGGTGGTTCCTTCGGCCAGAATTTGGCGGCACCGGTGAGCTCAATCTGCCCAGTGGCATGACTCCCGAAGACGTTCGGTTCAGGTGGGTTCCTCGTGGCGTGGCATGGTGGAAACCACAAGAGGAACTGGACACGGCTCTCCGCAGCGTGGCGGCTGGGCTTAAGTCTATGCAAGACGTTTGCGATGAGTTCGGGCTCGGTGATTATCTGGACAATGTGGCCGAGATTGCCAAAGAGCGAGAGGAACTGGAGCAGTTCGGATTCTTGCAGCAGTGGTCAGACGCGGCCATGGTCAGGCTGACAGACGGCTCAGACAGTGCAGACAGTGAGGTGACAGCATGAGCCCCAGCAGACTCTGGCAGATCGACCAGCGATTCCTCCAAGCGTTTCAGGCACGGGCAGCCCGCAAGGCTGGCCTTGATCCCGAAACGCTCGACGATGTTTTCACGGAATACCTGGCGGACGCTCTCGGCGTGGACTCCAAGCCCTACGAGATGACCGAAGACGGGATCGCGATCGTCTCTGTGATCGGGCCGCTCTACAAACGCAAGAGCCCGTTTGTCAGCAATTACAAAGCCATCGGCGAGGCACTGACGGCAATCAGCCAGATGGAGCAGCTTCCGCCAATCGTGCTGAAGATCGACAGCCCCGGCGGCATGGTGGCCGGTCTCGATCCGGTGCTGGATCAGATCCGCGAGCTGGCAGAACAGACGCTGGTGGTGGCAAGCATCAACGGCATGGGGGCCAGTGCAGCTTACCGGATTGCATCACAGGCTGGATCAGTCTTCGCGAGCAAGGATTCCGAGGTCGGCAGCATCGGCACCTATTGGCAGCTTTTGGATTACTCCAAGGCATATGAGAAGGCCGGGGTAGAAAGCATCCTGTTGACCACGGGGCCTTACAAGGGACTCGGCACACCGGGCGAGCCACTGACGCGACAGCAGCGGGAATTCCTCCAGCAGACGGTGGAGGAATCAAACGAGGCATTCCTGCGGGACATCATGGCCGGGCGGGAGATGTCCGAGGAGGCGGTGAACAGCGTGGCTGATGGCCGGTGGTGGTCAGCCAGCAAAGCGGAGACATTTGGACTCATTGATGGAATCGGCAGTCTGGCAGACGTTCTCCAGATGATCCGGGACCAAGGCTTTTTGAAGGAGCCAGCGATGGCAAAGCCGAAACTGCAGCCGGGGCAGGCTGTGACGGATGCAGAGGAGGCGGCACCGGTCGCAGAATCTGCTCCCGAAGAGACTCAGCCGGTGGCTGAGACAATCGACGACGAAACCGGTGAAGAGGTTGAGCCGGTGGCTGAAGAGGATCTGGAGGAAGTGGAGGAGCCAGTGGCCGAGCCGGTCGCAGCTGTCCACGATCTCGGCGCGTATATGTCAGCCTTCGGCGATGCTGAAGGGGCGAAGATGTTCCGCGATGGCATCAGCTGGGCCGATGCTCAGCAGGCCCACGTTGACCGATTGGCCGGTGAACTGCAGGACCTGAAGGCTGAGATGGCACAGCTCCGAGAGCAGGCCGCAGCAGCTGCTCAGGCGTCACCAGATGAGGCTGAAGGCGTCAACGTGGCAGCCGACAAGGGCTATGTCTCGTGGGCCGACGCTTGCCGAGGCAAGAAGAACTGAATTGATCTGCGGCAGGGGTCGCGGACTGAATACATACACTTGATCTAAGGAGATCACGACAATGGCGGACACGCTCACCACTTTGGCCGAACTGGTCAAGTTCAACTCTCTGGACGTGAATCCAGCAGAGATCACCGACATCCTGAACGGGGCTCCCGTGCTGGCTCAGCTCAACGCGATGATGAGCAGCAACGGCACCACCCACAAGTTCAACAAGGAAACGACTGCTCCGGTCATCGGCTTCCGTGCGATCAACGCGGGTGCCGACTACACAGCCGGTTCCAGCACTCAGGTCAGTGTTGACCTGAAATATGTGGACGCCACCATCCGGGAAGACGTGGCCCTGTGCCGTGCATTCCGTGGCGGCTCCGAAGCGTGGCTGGATCGCGTCACACGCAAGCAGCTCCGCCAAGCTCTGTCTGTGCTGGAGAAGCAGGTCTTCAACGGCACGACCGAGGGAGACGCTTCGGGCTTTTCTGGCCTGTCTGATGACTCGAACTACCAAGCAGGCGGCTCACTGCTGATCGACGCGGGCGGGACCACTGCCGGGACGGCTTCCAGTGTCTGGTTCCTCCGATCGACTCCAGACGATGCAGCCATGAGCGTGGTCGGTGCTGGTGATGAGGATCTGGCGATGGACAATATCAATTTCATCGTTGGCGAAACCTTCCAGAGCGAAGTGGCCGGCAGCAACAGCAAGCTGATGACGGCTCTCTGCCGGCACATTGGCGGCCATCTGGGCATTCAGGTTGGCAGCAAGTACGCAGCCGCAAGAATCGGAAACCTGACAGCCGACAGCGGCAAGGGTCTCACCGATCTGCTGCTGAGCCAGTGTCTGGAGCTGTTCCCATCCGCAGATCCTCCGACTCACATCGTCATGAATCGGCGGTCTGGTGGCCAGCTGCAACGCAGCCGGACCACCTACTCACCAGTCGGAGCTCCTGCTCCTCTGGTGCGTGAGTACGAAGGGATCCCAATCGTCTACACAGACAGCATCCTCAACACCGAGACGCTTCTGTGATCGTCTGAGTCAGCCCGCGCGGGTTCCCGTCGTCAGCCTCCACCCTGACGGCGGGGCTTTTTGAGAGCATCCCATGCCATCCCCAATCGCAACAGCAGCAGCAGCAGCCAGAGAGGCATCACGGCGCGTTCGTGGCGAGACCGTCACGTACTCCCGTGGGGCTTACTCGGTTTCTCTGCTGGCTGTGCGAGGGACAAGGGACTGGAGCCGAGTGGCACCACAGCAGGGCGTGAAGGTGGGCGACAGGTCCACAGATTGGCTGATTAAGCAGGCCGATCTGGTGGACTCTGGGGCGGCTGAGATCCAGCCACAACGCGGCGATGAGATCAGCGTGGATGGTGTCACGTTTCGGGTGATGCCATACGGGCCAGACAATCAACTCTGGATGTACCACGACCGGGACCGAAAGTTCCTGAGAGTGCACACGAAGGAGCGAGTCTGATGGCCAGCAGATCCGCAACGCTTGCTAATGCTCTGGTGACTGCCATCTCCGGGTGGGCGTCTCTGCCCTCCGGCGTGACAGTGGCCCGAGTGCGGTCTGTCACCCATCTGCTAGTGGACATGCCAACGGCAGCAGTGGGCCGGGTGGCTGTGATCGTCTCCAGCGTGGAGGATCAGAGCAGCCGGGGAGATGTTGCCGAGGATGTGACGATCGGCATTGCGGTCATCGGAAACTGTGATTCTGAAGCGGTGGCGCAGTCTGACAGCTGGGATGAGTTCACGGAAAGTCTTCGGGACTGGCTCCGGACAGACTCGCAATTCCGCAACATGGATCTGGGGAGCGGATTGGCGGCGCAACGGCGGTCGGTCTCCACGGTGACTGTGGCAGATGCTGACATGCTGGACGAGAACGAAATTTTTGTCAGTGCCACAGAGGCGGTCTGGTTTATGTCGGTGGGGAATCACGCATGATCCAGGTTGATTTTGACACAACACTCGGCGACTTTCAGCGGGGATTCTTTGACCGTGTTTCGGACAAGGTGATCGCCCCAAAGCTGCGGCGATTCCTTTCCCGTGCTGGCGGGTCGATCCGTAAAGCGGCCGGGCGACAATTCCAGAGCCGAGCACAGAAACCACTACGGGAACTGACACCGAAACAGCTGCGACGATTCAGGCAGGAGCAAGAACTGTACAAAGCTGGCAAGCTGGACGAGAAACCACGCAGGCCGGACAAGGTTGCACTGCCGGGGCAGTCGCCACGAGTGCACACGCAGAAGAAAAGTGACAGCCTGCTGGCCGGTCGAATCTTCTACGCTCTAGCTGATGACGAGCAGAGCGTGGTGATCGGGCCGGACAAGTTAAACGCCAAATCCAGCCGAATGACGCTGGAGAAATTGGAACAACGGTTCCCGTTCATGGAACCAGCTTTTGAGGCGATACAGCCACGGTTACCCAGTTACTGGCCACGATGATAAGGAGAGAATGACATGACAAACGCAGCGGACGGCTCAGTATTGGGCGACGATTGCATCACGTACTATTCCGCCACACTCGGCGGAGCAGGCGCACTGACAGAGATCCCGGTCATCATCGACGACACCATCAGCAGTGAGCGGCGAGCAGTCGAAAGCAACTGCCGGGGGGATGCTGAGATCGCAGAGCACACGGGCAAGCCGAAGCATTCGGTAAGCGGGACGCTGCTGGTCAAGCGTGGCACAGTTGGGGCAACGTACGAGGCGCTGAGGGATGCCTACGTCAATAACACGATTCTGGCGTGGGCGTTTGCCACGGGTGACTCTGCCGATATCGGCCAGTACATCTTCCGCATGGAAGGACGGCTGAAGCGGTGGGAGGAGTCACGACCAGATAACGACACGGTCAAGGTTTCATTCGAGATCGCCAAGGCTGCTGACAACACCTATGCCAGCAACTGGGCGACAGTCACATCCTGATAAGGAGACATGGCAATGGTCAAGGTTGGACAGGTTGATGAAGTGGAGTTCATCCGGGCAGACGGCACCACATTCCGGGCAAAGCTGAAAGTGGTGGGCGTGGTCGGAGGCAGCCAGCCAGCGGAGCCAGAGCCAGCAGACAACGGAGGTGAAGACGATGGTGGAGAAATTCCAGCTCCTGAATGATCAGGAGGTGGCTGTCAGTGTCCGACTGTCTCACCGGAAACCAATCCGGGAGGCGGTCGGCGTGGACATCGTGGCAGCGGCTCACGATCCTGACCAGCTGAAACAGCTGCTGGATCTGCTGACAGATCCTGACAAGCTCTGGACGGTGGTCTCAGTGGTCTCTGGTGTCTCTGTGGATGATCTGCTGGCACAGGCTGACGGGTCAACTGAGGAGGACGCAGGGACCGCCCTGCTGGAAGCGGTGGTCTCTTTTTTCCCGAAGTCCAGCCCTCTGAGGACTCCCCTCCTGAGGCTGCTGGAGCGAGCGAAGGAGACACACGGGGAGCAGGTCAGGGACGCGGAGCAGCTGGCACTAGAGGCGGTCGAGAGTCTGGATATTGGATCGGTGATCTCCGATGCCAATCAGCGGACGAATGGCTGACGAGACTTCTGGCAGTCTGTCCGGGTGACTGGTCAGACTGGACACTTCGGGAACTGCTGTGGCGTTACGCTGGGCGTGTGTATCAGGACCAGATGACGGCGGCCACGGTAGTGG